CATAGTGCTAAGTGTTCTACCTGAATACGAGGTATGAAAAACAATACCAAGTTGAGCGGCCTGCATTTTTTTAGCTAAGGTAGAATTTTCTGGTACTGCATAGACAATTGTATTTGGTTGAAACGTAATGTATCTCTCACCTTCAATCGTTTCTCTCTTCAAGTCTCCTTTTGAAAACATCATATCACCTTGTAATACACCTTTGATACCAAGTTTTGGTAAAAATGCCAAGGCTATTTTAAGTTTTTCATTTAGACCACCTGTCGGGTGGTTCTTATCTATATCTCTGTCTCTGTAATTAAGTTTGGGTGTTACATTAAATACTGATTTAGTGCCAACAAAAAACTTACCATTTGCAGGATTTATACCTGCAAAAATGGCAGGTGCACCATCCCATTTTGTTGTAACATTTACTTTAGATGCGGATCCTCCTGCGAGCATATCTCTCAATGATTGTAAAAAGTTGATCGACTCTCTGGCGCCAGCGACACCACGATTCAAGACATTATCTTCTAAATGTTCTAAGTGAAGATTCTTGTCTTGTTTGGCTTCTTGTAAAAATTCTGTAAAGTTCATTTTGATACGCCATTAAATTTTACTGCAAGATTGAAAAACTGACCTAATTTATGATCGTCACCGACTTTGTTAGAACGAACTGCAAACTCTAAACCCATTTTACTTCTTGTATTTTCAATTAGTTGAATCGTGAAATTTTGTTTAGATGATTTAGAAATTTCCGATGTAATTTTTTTTGTTCTAGGTAAAAATACTTCTACATCATCATCAGAAGTATCAATTTTGTAAGTATCATTAAAAGCCTTTACAAGAATAAGTGGGACATTTTTATCTTTTCCTACTATTGCCTCATTAAAATAAGCAACTGTTTTTTTCACATTTTCTGTTAATACATCAACTAAAGTTTTCCTTATAATATCAAGACCTTTATCATATAACTCTTCATATTTTTTTAAATTTCTCGATTCAAGATCTGATAATTTCTTTTTGGTGTTTCTTCTTTCAGCACCAATATCATATTTAGATTTATCAGTTGAAAATGATTTATAAATTTTATTATACAGTTCATTTCTTAACACATCAACTTTGTTAGGGTCAAGAGTTTCAAAAATTTTATTTACATATGTATTAAGTTTTGGTTCGGCTGATTTTTCCTCTCCTGCTTTTAATGAAACGCCTAACATATTACCATCTTTATAAAGTAGAAAAATATCACCTTTATGTTTACTGCTTACTTCTTTATTTTTATATTTTGGTTTTGCTCTATACCCCCAAAATATTTGTTTTATTGGTCTTTTTTTATGTTCGTCTATTAAATATTTCTGGACCCCCATGGCATTTTCCATTTTCACTTGAAATTTAGATGAAGTTGGCATGGCGTCTATAAATTCTATTCCTGCTTTTTCATCTCTATCATTTAAATAGACTGTTTGTTTTGAATGATCTAAATTTTTTAGAAAATCATAAAGCTCTTCAACTTTTGTGGTAGAAAAATCATTCATAAAAGCTAAAGCGGGAACTAATTCTGTTATTGTAGAATTTAAAGTTGTTTCTTGCATACCGCCTGATTGAGATTTAAATACTAATATGACTTGTGATCCTTTTACTTTTGTTAATTCACTATAATCTATGATGGTGGCAGGTTGACTTGAAAATCGTGTTTTTTCTCTCATAAAAAGTAGACCAACATCGCTTAATTTTTTTTCAATTTCTTTTTGTGTATTCAGTCTATTTTTTGACTTTACAGCCATTACTTTCTTCAATCTGGTCGAACCATTTTTGACCTCTGAATAAGAGTATTGATTTAGTATGTTGAAAAGTTTTTTGCCATTTTGTGCCATCATGTATTTATGATAACACGATTACCGAATAATGTCAATTTCTTTATCACCTGTCCATACTTCTAACTCTTTTCTGATTCGATTGTCTCTTTTTAGAGACATATACCTGTTTGAGGCTTTCTTAACCCACCACTTAATTACATTCTCCAGATAGTGTTTATCGTGGTTATCCTTGTCTGGAACCAACTTATCGGTTTTACCAGTCACTACATCAACAAAATTTGAGAAACCATAGGAGGAGGCGTAATATCGCTTCCTTTCAGTCAATTGAAGTGCATTGTTGATTGTCTTATTAAATCTATCTAAATCTGACCCATCTAAGGCAGCCTTGATGAGCGCCTGTATTTTAGTTGATAGTTTCAGCTTTCTTGATGAGGCATCCTCTGGCACTATCGGTTCACCAACAGCTTTTTCCATATACTCTTTTAGATTATCATAAGGTTTACCGTGCATCAAAGGTAGAAAATTAGAATCTGTAAGGCCTTTAAATCTGAGAAATGGCTTCATGCCATCATATTGTGAACTAGACTTTGATGACCCATATAAACTGGTCGTTTCAAATAAACACACATTCATACCTGGATATTTCTTGTTCATCATCTCACGAACATGGTGAGAACAACAAATAGATGCAAGTAATTTACCACCAAGATAGTTGAAACCAAATGGCTGAGATGGCACAATCACAAAGCCCATAATAGATGTAAGATTAAATGCCTTGGCTGTTTTTTCATCTTGAGTAAAGACACAATTCAATAACTCGTTTCTTGGTTTCATATTGATTACTGGTGAACCCATGCGAACAAAACCAAGCCACTTGTTTGTATTCTTTTCTAGTACACCAAGTCTTAGTGATTTACCTGGAATACTTGTCATGTTTGAATGAGATGATATAATCTTAATGTAAATGTCCCACATATTTTGATTCATCTCAACAACTTCAATGTTCATATCCTCTGGGTGCATATCAAAGTCATCAAACAAATCCATTTCAGGCCCCATGCCTGGTAAACCAAAAGACATTTCATCAACAGCATTTAGCTTTTGATCTCTCATGTAATCTGCAATCGTATCAAAACGATCAAAGTAATCTGAGAAGGCTTTTGCACCGTGTAAGGCTTGTTCTCTAGTTATTTTCATACTTTAAATCCATCAAATCTTTCTTTTGTACCAAATGTGTTAATTGGTTTATCTGGCCCACTATCTTGGCCAGAATCTAGTAAGTCATCTTGACCACCTTGTTCTACATCATACAGTCTCATCTTAGCTCTATCAATACCAATAATAAACTTCTTGTAATAACTTGGGTCATTGTAACGATTCTTTTGTTGTTTGACCATTATTTGATTGAGTTCTTCAAGCTGTTCGTTTGATATGATTGAGAACATAAAGTCGGCAGTTGCAGGTAAGCCAAATGATTCTGAAACATCTTCAAGACCTGGATCTGAATTAGTAAAACCAGACCTTGTAGTCTGTGTTGCAGATACAATTGGTAATTCAAACTCAACAGCAAGACCTCGTAGCTCTTCTGCAATAGACTTGATATATGTGTATGAGTTTACATTACCGCCTGGTCTGATTCGTGATGATGCACAAATGTTTATGTAATCAACAAATATAATATTGGGTCTAAATTGTTTCTTCATCGCCAGTTCACTTAACAAGGCTCTGAAATGTAACGTAGATGCAGATGCAGTTGGATATTCTTTGATGATTAACTTACCTTGTGTCTTAGACCTTAACACTTTAAATTTATTTTCATAATCATCTTTTGATACAGACCTAAGTTCATTCAAACTAATATTCAATTAGTTCGCATCAATTCTTTCTGCGATCTTTTCTTCAGCCATTTCTAAAGTGATATACAAAACATTATCACCTTGAGATAAACAAGACGATGCCATATGGCACATAAACAAACTTTTACCAACACCTGTGCCCGCCATCAATACATTCAAAGTTTTATCTGGCAGACCACCTTTTGTAATCTTGTTCATCAAATCTAGGTCAAACTTAGTTCTCTTTTCGACCTTGTGATAAAAGTCATATCGCTCTTTGTAATCATCTATGAAATCGTGGCCAATATGTGTATCGAATGAAACACCAAGTGCATCACTCAATAGTTTTGGTATTTCACCTTTAGATTTTTGTGTGCTTTTGTCATCAAGTATTGCAACCGAATCCATGATTGCATTGTAGATAGCTTTATCTTGACAAAACTTTTCTGCTTGTTCTGTAAGCCAAGATTGATCTACTTTTTCATCAGATGATTTTTTGATTTCATTCAGAAGCTCAATAGACTTTGAGACTTCATCTTCTGTAAGTTCTTTCTTCTCTGTAAAGTTAATCACAAGTGCCTCATGTGTTGGCACCTGTTCATAACGATTTACAAATTCTTTTATCTCAGCAAATACTTTTCTTTCAATTGAATCTGAAAAATATTCTATCTGAATAAATGGTAAAACTTTTCTTGTAAAATCTTCATTGTATACTAAATTCTTTAGTATCGTCTGTTCTAGTCTCGTCATTCAATATATTCCCATAACCTATTTGATATTTTTCTTGAACAAAGGTTTTAAACTGTTTGTCCTCTAGTATAGGGTACCAGAATTCCTTTGTTTGTGTGGCATCTAAGCGTACTTTAGGACCAACTTCGCCTGTTTTTCGATCTACTTTTGCATACCAACCTGGTGATGGCTTTGTTACAAAGTTAGCCTGCATTGCTAAGTCTAATAGACCTGAATACTTTTGCATACCACCATTAAATGATACAGAAATTGGTATCTTTGATTTTTCTTTTACAAATCTTGACTTCTCTACATTGATGATAAAGTGATATCCTTGTATGCCATCTTTGTCTTTATCTTGTTGTCTACCAAGAATCCAGATTGTGTCAGCAGAGTAATAAGAACCTGTACCGCCACCAACAATGTCTTTCGGAAACATTCCAATCTCTTTGTATGTGTGATTGACTACAACCAAGGGTATGTCTTTGATAGTGAGGTGAGGTGTTATCATGCGAAACAAAGACTTAATACCCTTGGCTCTCGTCATATCTGCAACTGTTTTACCATCAAGTGAATCATCAATTTCTTTCTTTGATGCAAGGTTACCAATTGAATCTATAATTACGATTACCTTATCTTCACTTGTAATATCTTTTAACTGATTCATTATATCAATTTTAAGTTCTTCTACACTTGTAATCGGTGTATGCAGAACTCTATTCATGTCTATTTCAAATGTCTCAAAGTATTTCTGTGGTGTGCCAAACTCTGAATCATAGAATAGCACAACCGCATCTTTATACTTCTTCATGTATGCAGAAGCCATGAGTAGACCAAATGCACTCTTGAAATGTTTAGAAGGCCCTGCCAACATGGTAAGACCTGGTGTTATACCGCCATCAAGTGAACCAGAAAGTGCTACGTTAATCATAGGCACATCAGTCTGCACCATATCTTTCTGACTAAAAAACTTTGACTTGGCTAGTATAGATGAATCTTTAATCGTTGTATTTTTCTTTAGTCTATCTAATAAACTCATTTCATTCCTCTCACTTTCGCAATTTGATTTTTAGGTACTAACATTTTATCTTTATCTATAAAGAAGGATTCTAAACTAGGACTGGTTGGTAAGTCAAGCTTTTTTCTACGATTTGCCTTCTTTGGTGTTGTTGGTTTAGGTTTGACTACCCTATATTTTCTGTATGATTGATTTGCAGCCACTAATAGTAAAACGGCCAATGGGTCAAATACAAATATGATTATAAAGATAACAACTCTCACAGCCTTATCTATAAACTTTGTATCATCTTTATCGTATAATAACTCGGCGATAAACATGATTGGTCCTACTTCTGCCCTCAATATATTTTCTTCTCTGAGTAGTGGTAATTTTTGTTGTGTGAGTTCTACAAGTTCTGTTTGTGCGGCCCGTATTTGTCTATCGGTAGTTCTTGCGACTTTCTCTGGGTCATCACCTGCCTGTCTATACAGATAGGTCAATCGTTCTCTTAATAAATTTTCTCTTTGCTCTATCTGCTTAACTTGCACGGAATTTGCACCTACTATTATGTTGGATTCAATATGAGCTCTTGAAAGAAAACCAAATATTCCCATGGAGGTAATTAGCATGACCAAAATTATAGCTGTTACAAAATATATTCTCATAGCCAAAATTGTTTCTTTCCAGTTATTATACAACCAAGAAACTGTAACTAACTTAGCTATTTCTAATACTGTGCCCATTACAATTATTGGCCAAAATGAGCCTGGAAAAATTTGTGCTAGCCCTATAACTGAATAGTAAGCTGCAATACCTGATAAGGCGATTGCTGTAAGGAAAGGTAAGATGGCTTGTGTCATTTTAATTCTAACTGAAATTCATTAAAACCTATCTTACCTTTTATATAAACATTAAAGGCAAGAGAGTATCTTTCTTTATCTGATTTATTTTCATCTACGTTGTGTAACAGCCATGGTGGAAAAATAAAAAGTTGATTGTTCTTTGGTGTAAAAGCCCAATTTTTTGAGTTTAGTATATTAAATTCTTTGACTGTTAAATCCATGTGCATAGGAAAAGTTGTGTAATGATTTGATTCTTTGTTAAAACTTAATTGACCAGAATCTTCATTCACATCAAAGTAAAACACACCAGATAAAATAGAATTAGTGTGTGAGTGACTATGCGACCAGTCATTTTTTTGGTGCCTCACGGACCATGAATTAGTTATATAAAATTGTATATCACCTGCAACTTTTAGCTCACCAAAAACAAATTCATTAATACATTCTAAAATATTATTTTTTAAATTTGATAGTTCTGGTTTGTCTAAGATATATTTATCAACAGTATAATCACCATTCTTTGCTTCCATTCTTTCATAATCACTAGATTTTAGAAACAACTCTTCATCAGACGATAAAGGCACATACTCTTTGATATAAAGTGGTGTGCTAAAAAGAGGCATGATTGTGTAATCTACTTCATTCAAAGAAACTCTCCAGGCTATTTCTCTTTTCTACTTCCCAGCCAAGACACTCAAGTATAAACTTAATTGGTTCTATAAAACCTTTTTGAAACTGTATGTCATAGTCTATGTATTTCTGTAAACCAAACTCTTTTGGTATACGAGTTGGAAAAGATATAACGGTATCTTTCATGGGGTTTGGTTGTTTGAGATATGTAAACTTTAACTTCTCACCGTTTTGTATCATGGGATATTTTCTATCAAGTTTAAGTTTCATAACATTTTGATTATATAATAAAGCACCTTTTACATGAATGGGTGTGCCTTTCTTATATATCGTGGCTGAATCAACATAAGTTTTCAGACCATTTACACCACGAGGAAAAGATATTTCCTCTGGTGGTAGGTTCTTAAACTCTTCTTTGAACTTAGCAATAAACTTTTGTACTTCATCTTCACCCTGAGTAACAATAATTTTGGTAAGCTCTTTCATCTTTTCACGAATCGCATATGGCGTTGATGACTTAATCATCTCAAGACCCATAATCTTGAGTTTAGGTGTCGAATATCTGACACCTTCACTATCATGTACATTTAAAACATATCTTTTCTTTGCAGTCCATAAACCTTTATCTGCTAATACTTCACGTTTCATTACCATCTTTTGGTCATATGCAGATACATAGTCAGCAAGATCCTTATAACTTTTATCAATAAAAGATTGAATCTTTCCATCACAGACTTTATCCATGAATTTGATTGCATCGCTAGTTGATGGTTTGTCCTCAAAAACTTTATTAACAAGGCCACCAAGCCTGAGATAAATTGAATCTGTATCTGATGCAACAACATAATCTTCCTCTGTTTTAAGTAAGTCATTTAGATATTTGTTTAGTTTGTTTTCTATCCAACGAATAGACAATTGACCAGCTAAAGTAACTGCAAGTGCCTGTCTTAGGTCATAAAATCTAAAGTATTGTGAACCAAGGGCACCATAAGCGGAGTTTAGTGATACTTTCTTTGCAAGTTGTAGATTATTTAATCTTGATATAAGTTTTTCTAAATCTTTACTTGGTTTCTTCTCATAATCTTTTTGTGCTTGTATTAGTTGTTTCTTAAATTTTTTACGATCTTCATACATTTCTTCCATCATCTTAGGTAAGAAACCTTGTTTATCAGTTCTAAAAAACTGGCCGTTTGGTGTGAGTGTTACACCATCTAATTTCTTTGTATCAATCTTTTGATGTAATAAGGATTCTACATTTACTTCTTGCATAAGAATCTTTTGCATATCTGATGTATACTCTTCACTACTTACAATAGTTTCTGGACTAATATTATACATGATTAACAAATGTGGATATAGACTGTTCAAGTCAAATGATGCGACCCAGTCGTGCATACCAACTTGAGGTTCTTTTACATAAGCACCTTCAAAGGCTGATATTTTCTTTTTGAATTTTTTTGGTGGCACAATAATATTTTGTGGTAGTAGATGATTATATATCAAAGAGTCCCACATTCTTGTTTGTGCGAATACATCTTCAAAGTTTGACTTAGTATCATAAGCTAGAGTGATTGCCATTTCAATCAACTTTAATTTATCTTCTAGTTTGATAATCAAGTCAACGTCTTTAATATTATAGTCGATAAACTTCTGATAGTTTTCTTGATATAAATTATGCAAACTATCATACTCATCATACGATAGTTTTCTTTCACCAAGTTCTACATTAGCAATTGCATCTAACTTATATGATTCTTGTGATTTACCACCTGGTGCATACCATTTGTATAGTTCAATATAATCTAGTGAGTTGATGCCTGATAAATGATATGATATAAGTTCACGACCATTTAGTATAACTTTTCTTTCCCATATATTATTCCAAGGCGAAAGTTTTTTTGCATACTCTTCACCGAACAACATACGAAATCGATTGATGATATAAGGTATATCAAAGAAGTTTGTATTCCAGCCAGATATAATATCAGGATATTCTGCCTGCCAATATTGTAAGAATTGTTTACACAGATCTTTTTCTTCAGCACACTTAATATATCTAACATTTTCTGGACAATCATAATCGCCACAGCCAAATACAACCGAGTTACCATTCAACTCACGAATACAAATAGCTGTGATTGGTGCCCGTGCCTCGTATGGGTCAGGGAAACCATATTCTGAGTTCACTTCAATATCGATAATTGATATATTGATGTTCTTAATATCCCATTCTATTTGACCTTTAAACTCATCAGCGATGAAGGCATATTCAAAACGATCCATACCATAGATGTCAAAATTATCTACGTCTTTATATTTTCTTTGGAAATCTTTTGCAGCCCGAATGGACTCAAATCTCATAGCATCTAAAGACTCACCGTGAATACCACGCCAATCACTTTTAGAACCTTTAGACCTAAGAAATAAACTAGGCGAATAACTTACTTTACCTTTTACCTTCTTGCCATTATTGACACCACGATAAAGTATGTTATTACCTTGACATAAAACATTCGTGTAATGTTTAGCCATTAAGAAGGCACTTTAAGTGTATTTACGAAAACACCTAAGGTAACCCATCTCTTCGGAAATAACATCTCACGACCTCTAAAGTCATTCATATCTTTAGTTGGGTCTTGAACGAATCCGATTACTTCAACTTTATTGTCAAAGTTTCTATTGACAATATCGTATCTTTCAGCTCGTGGTAATTTAAACTCACTAGCTATTTGCTTAGCAAACTCCTGCCTAGGGTTTGGACGCCACTTCTTTCTCATATTAAATCTCCCAAATCTACATTATACATCTTTTTTTTCAAATCCTCAACCCTCTCTTCTAAAACACCTGCTGTTGTTTTGAGATGGCCAAGCCCGTGTATACCTTTATCTTCATTTTCTTTAATGAAAGATCTGATTCTTTTTGCTTCTTCGGTTAAAACTTTGATATAAACTAGTTGTTCAGAAACCTCATCTCGATTTCTGATTTTCCATTTGATGTTGTCCATATATTCTTTGTTTGTATTCATTCTACTATCCAATGTCCTATTCTGTCACCACAAGGACTATCATACCATATACCACCTTCTGGTTGGGGCAAATCTTCGTCTTTCCATACAGGATAAATCACTTTGCCCTTATGATTTCTAAAATCATCATTATATCTAAGATGAATCTCTATCACATTACCGCCAATCATCTCAACATTAACCCATGGATGCCAATTCCATAAATCATCCAACTTTTTTGGAAATGGTATCTCTCTATCTATGAGTTCCCATTTATCAAAACGGTCAAGTCTGCCTTCCCTGGGGAATCCTAATGCTGTTGTTTTTTGTTTCCCATAATTATAGTCTACTGTGATATGTTCACCTGTGAACTTTTCACACCAAAAATATCCAGGCTCAATATTATCACCTGGTTCTAACCATTGTAGTCTTGCACCTTTACTCATCATTTCTAAATTAGTAATTGGTCTAACTACATACTCACCTGATTCTGGTACTGTTATGCCAGCTGGCCCACATTTATGACCAAGTTTTTTAGAAAGTATTAACTTGTCATAAACCCATAACCATTTCCAACTTAACTGTTGCCAAATAATATAATCATTTTGAAAATCCACTATGCAACAAGACCGACCTTGTAAACAGTTCTACCATTTTCTTTCATGGCAGTCATCACTTTCTTTTCATTCTCTTCGTAATTATATGAAACATGAACCCAGCCAGAATCAGGTATGCCTGGCGTGTAAAACTCAAGTATGAGTTGTCTAAACTCACAGTTGTCTTTAATCCACTCGGCGAGTTCGTGATTTGGTACACCTGTGATTTCTATATCAGCTGCCATACCTTTACAATGGTCTGATGTTTTAGACCCACCAATAGCAGAGTTTAATTCTGGGCTTCTATAGCCAGAATTTACCTTTACTGCTTTACCAAAGTGTTCTCTTACTGGTTGTAAGATTTGTTCGCATAGTTGTTGTAAATTAGCTTGTTCTTCTTCACCTGGTACATTATCAATATCTTTTCTAGTTGCCGTTTGACTTCTAATCATTTCTTTTAACGAAAAATTATTTGATAGTTTCATTCGTCATATATCCTATAAGTTATATTTTTGGGTCTAGTATAAAAATCATAATTAGTAGGATCAATGGCACCGCCTTTTGTGTCCTTCTTTTCGTCATTTTTATCTGTACAAAAATAAAAACATTCGGTACCAATATCTTTTAACAACATAGGATCAGTCAACTCATCTTCTCTATGTTTCTCTATGTTTTCTGGCCATGCCAACTCCTCTTTTGATAAAAATAAATTATCAATCGAGAATCGTATGCCACAGTTTTCATCTCTATATGTTTGATGTAATACACAAGTATCTAGTATAACTATTTCTCCATACTTTGGTGTATAATCAATCACATCATAATGTTCTAATAAGAATTCTGGTTTTGGTTTATTTAGCAACCAGTCCTCATCATAACTTTCTTTTGGTTGAAAATATCTAACACGATTACCCGATACATCACCTAAAATACCTAATAAGAATGTCATACTTTGTGAAGAGTACCCACTCCAACTATCAAAATGTAAATCTTCGGGTGCGTGTCTTGGTCTATTTAAATCTTTTTCTACAGCTAAAGGCCATTTTACTCTTAGATGTGCCGGTGTATGACAACTCTTTAATTTAGGTGCCACCTCCGTATTCATTACTAATTTATAGAACGCCTTGAGAAAAGCATTGTAATGTAAAGATGTATTTCTTTTTGGTAGTATCATACCAGTTGGTGTAATGTTATCCACAAAACCAATGTCATGGCACACCGTAAATTCTTTCAGTAAGTCCTCTTCGTTTTTGTATTCTGGATAATTAACAATAGAAGCAAGATAATCCATAGATGCCTTTTTCAACCATGTTAAATCTAACTCATTAGGTTTCACAACAGCCATGTGTGGATTTACCAACTCTTCTTCTGTAAATAAATTTTGAAATCTTTTTTTTCTATCTTCTAACCAACAGTTCATAATTACCTCACAAATTCTAGTATATCTTCAAAAGTATTCATATCAATTAATCTTAATGTTCTTGATGTTTGGTGTTTAATTGCAGCTGCATCACCTTTTACTAGGCTTATTTTATCATAATTATTGGACTTTTTCAAGTCAGCTATAGACTCTTTCTCTATAATAAAACTATCTCTACCCACTTTTAGGCACTCTTTGTAATCAATGTGATTATCTGAATCTATTTGTTGATTAGAATAATATGGTCTGATGGTGTCATCATATTCTTCCGATTGTAAGGTAAAGTCTATCGAAACCCTTGCGCCTTTGCCAGTTCTTCTGGTGCCATGTAAACAAAATATGTCTTGAAAAAACATACTGCCAAGTTCCATTCTGGTTTGGTACTCCAAATAGTTTTTATATAGTTTACGACCATCAGAGTAGTTTGTAACTTCTTGTAAAAATGATTCATCAAAGCCTTGTGCCTCACCAAAAGCCACATCTATCGTATCTAATGTACCAAATACTGGTAGTAATATTGCAAAATCACAAACAGCACCAGTCCAAAAATCACTATGTAATTTATGATTAGACCTAGGTCTTTCTAATATTTTAGGGTCATCATCTGATGTAACAATTCTAATTGATAGTGGTACTCTACATTTTTTGGCTTTGATTTGTGCATCATCTAAGATAAGAGCAAGTGCATTTTGAATTGAATTAAATTCTGATAGTGTTTCTTTTTTAGGTCTTATCACGCCATTTGGTGTTACACTTGTCATACCTATTATTTGTTTAGCGTGCTGTATCACTAAGTCATTCATACCACCCTCAAATGAACTAGGGAATATATTATGCTCTATCATATTTGCCACAATATATTTGTAACAGGCAACTTGTAAGTTGTGATATAAATCGTTTTTAATTTTCTTTTTTTTAATTAAACGATCACCTTCTAAGTTTGGTGATATAGAATGTAAAAGTTCTGACCTAGAATCTAAGAGTTTATTTTCATTTGTAAAGTCTATCATAATATTACCTTAATAATGCAAGTGGTACTTCTGTTTTTTTAAGTGAGTTTGCGTGTATGAAAAATGGTACAAATCTTTCCATCAAAAATCCAGGGTATCGCCAAGGAAAAGGCTCTGAACAGTTTATTGATCTTTTCTCTTTATCAGGAAAAATATCAGTAGTATTATCCCAAATATGTTCCATAATTAAAAAATATTCAGAAACTAATTGCCTCATCAAATGTTTCTTAGTAATATACACACCTTCAAAATGACACCTTGTGCTTTCTGTAAACCATTTCATAGATGATTTGTATGTTGGGTTTACTTTTACAATACCCTCCTTAAATAAATCCCAATACTCTTTCATCTCATATGTTAGATATTGTTGTTCTACCGTTGTGCCAACATCTACTTCACGATTGATTATAATATCAGATTCTTCAAGATATTTTAGAGCATTTTCTTTCATTCGTTTATCTGTTAATAGCTTATAACTTTCTTCTGAGGCGGTCATGGTAATTCTTTTCATGCTCATATCACGACCCGAATCTATCCATAAAAATCTTCTATAACAGGCTGAACCTAGATACTCCGCATCTTGATTACTATTTATGGTGTAATAATCTGTCGCCTGTGTACCCATGGCCTTGTAAAACATTATATCAGATATGTCCTCATACCAATGTTTAAAATCAAGAATCGTGTTTCTATATCTTTTTGTTTTTTCAAGCACGTTGATAAATTTACCTTTTGTATTAGGTGGTTCATCATCAGCATAACATGGTACCAACCAATCTTGGTCAAAGTAAAAAGGAAAGTCTCTATGAAAGTTTGTGCCTACGAAAATCTCACTCACTTAGTTTCTTTCTTTTTTCTACGTTCTATACTGTAACTGTTATCGGCTTGAATAATCATTTGTTTGTATCTCGTTCTCGCCTCACCATCTAAGTTAGCAAGAAAGGTCTTGCTTTGTTTAGACATTCTGTAATTTTGATTCGGTTTTTTAGTCAACATAATATAATCTCCAAAAAAGGTGAGGCGTAAAGCCCCACCCCTTACTTAGCTTCTTCTTGTAAAAGTTTTGGCTCAAGTAAATTTAGGTCTTTGCCAATCTCAATCTTTCTTGGCTTCTTGTGGTCAGGTATTACATTCACAAGACCAACCCTTAAAATACCATTATTAAATTCAGCACCTTTCACTTCTATAGTATCAGCTACTGTAAGAGTTTTAGTAAATGAACGTGTGCCTATACCCTTGTGGATATATTCAACATCCTTCATTGCTTTCTCTTTCTTTATACCCTTAATAATAAGGACATTATCTTCTACTGTAATATCAATCTCATCTTTATCAAAGCCAGCAATAGCAAGCTCAACAACATAATGATCTCTATCGATCTTGAGTATGTTGTGTGGTGGGAATGTTACTTGTTGTTGTCGGTCATTTAACACTTTATCCAAGTCATTAAATATTCTTTCAAAACCGAGTGTAGAATGAGCCAAGTGTGGCCCGAAAGCGAACTCTACCATTTTAAATCTCCTTTTAAGCAAGTTAAACAATTGTGTCCCATTTGGCGACACATTATAT